AGTGTTCTCCAATGCCGACAGTTTGATTCATGTACACCTCTATGTTAGCAAGATGTTTATTCACACCACCAACTAAATAGGAACGGGTTGCATTTATCATAACATTTTTTATACTCATGTCTTCTCCTTTCTAAATCTGTGTTTAAAGAACACAATTAAGTTAAGCAGGGTGTTTGTTGTAATCATTACGAGTATCCACCACTGCCACCATAGTAAATCTAATCCACTACATTCTATCATTATGCAGCAGTTAAGTCAACCACTTCACAAACTCCTGCAGTACATGCTAACTCACGCCCACCTGATGTAGTGTCTTCCTTCTCAAACTCTTGCAGTGCAGACCAATCAATTGATATAGGCATCTGTGCTTTCATCTCTTCGTACTCCTCTTCAGTACAGTCTTGATAAGGTGCTTGCTTGTATGTGTGTTCACTAAATGGCAAGAAGCTGATACCTGACACTTCATCAAAGTGTTTGTATACCCATGCACCGACTTCCATCCACTCATCCTCTTTCACAGAGATTGTTACAGATGGCTTGTGTTCACACCAATAACGCTGATACATTAACCACAACTCAAGCTGTTCAATAGCAGACATAGCAGTTCGTGTTACGGCACGTGCAGGTGAACGCATTGGAAAGCTAAACACTGTTGTGCTATCTGGCTTCATGACATCTGGCTCTGCTGGAATACCTTGTGCTACCATGAACTGCGTTAATGGGTCTTTGTTATCACCACGAACAGTACGAATGTAATATGGGTTATGACGAGCATGAATGCCAGAGGAACTGTCTACAAGCTGTGAGACTGTACCAGACGGTTTAACACATGTAATAGCTGTTGACTGTGATATACCAAGCTGCTTTGCCATAGCTTTGTTAGCATCAATAGCTACATCACGTAATGCCTCAAGTGTCTGTCCAATGTTCATACCAAGATGAGCAGACTTACCTGCTGTCAACTGGTTGTCCATAATACCTGTAAGAGACACACCAAGTAGACGTTCTTCCTCTGTGTTTTTCTTCCATATACTACGCAGATATTTGAAGTCAGTCAGAGTAGATTGGAATGTACCCAGTATTGTAGCCAAGCGTACTTTCTCTGTCAGTGTCTGCTGCGTGTCTGTTTCACGTACAACAACCTCAGACAAATTACAGAACTGATAAGGACGTAATATAATTTCAGAACAGGGGTTGCATCCGAAATCTTGTTCCGCATCTCTGCGTCCATTCTTAGCTGCTTGAACCTGTGCAGACTTGCGATTAAAAATACCACGCTCACCTGACTTACTTTCGTACAGTGATAGCCACTCACGCATGAATGTACCCATCTGTGGTTTACCTTTATAGGCAACGCTGTTGTTTGCAAGCGCACGTTGTCCTTCGTTTTCCCACCACATACCTGCTTTTGCATGACTCATCTGGTCATCATTCAGGTTTGATAGGCTGATGAGTGCGCTGCGTCTGACCCCACCGACAACTACAACCTCACCAATCTTACACATGATGTCGTGACACTCAATGGGAAAGAGTCTACGACCTGCTGCACCCTGAAACTTCTCAATGATAAACTCAAAGAGTTCTTCCAGAGGGGCTGGGCCACTGGCTCTACCACCAAAGGTCTTTAACCTTGCTCCTGCAGGACGTACTTCTGATACATCCCACTGTGGTATCTGCCCTGCGTACAGGAGAGAGATAAGTTCACGCAGTGATTTGGCCCAGCCCGGACGTGAATCGCCAACTTTGATAACTGTATCTGTGCGATGCATATCTTCGTTGACGCTTGGTAGCTTTTCAATATTGTGACGTTCAACAGAAAAACCTACACCTGTGCCGCACATGAGTATATACATTGTCTCGTCAAAAGCACGTGGGCTATCCACAGGAACATATGAACAATTGTATCCACCTACATGGCAGCGGTCTAATGCAGGACCAGATGTCATCAAGGCTCTCATGCTTGGCATGATATGTTGGTCAAGAACAGCAGTCTCTAACTCTGCTCTTAATTCATCAGATAGTTTGTAATTATGCTTAGTGAGCAGATGTCCAGTAAGATAATCAAAGTATCGTGAGACTGTTTCGCTCCACGTTTCTCTTCGTTGTTCATCCTCTTTCCATCTCGCATAACGAGACAGTGCAATAAAGTTTTGGTAATCTGTAGGTAAATGGTTACTTATCATTTAATCTCACTCCTGTATTGTTTTTATGTTACGTATGTTAATACCTTCTATATCATATAAATATTCTTGAAGGCTTTCTTCTAATTCTTCTGCTACATTTTCATCAGCAGGAACTGGATATTCTTCTGGGTCTACATCCAATGTAAGAAACATTTTAACTCTCATCATCGTATAGACCCTCAACTTCAACTATTAACTTGTTTAAATACCATCGTGCTTTTTCTAAATCTTCAATGCCGTTCTTATAACGATAACGCCACAGATACTTCATAATGTTACCTTGAAGATAATATTCAAATCCATCACCTGTGGCTGCTGCAATAGCTTCAATGCATTCAATCTCTGTGTTGTTATAGTGCGGTGGGCTATCCACCATGTTTACATTTCCATGTGATTTCTTTGCGTCTCGCTCAATCTTTTCCATAATATTTTTATAGCTTGTCATTATGCACTCCCTTCTGTTTTAGAACTAAAGTCAATCTTAACAACGTTGCCATCTGTTCCGACAACTCTTGGCTTATCTTCTAACTCAACTTCGTAGTGCCTGTCAACCTTTTCCATAACATAAGCATGTACTAATTCACGAAAGTCTTCATTCAATTCCATCACTGGAATTGTTGATGCAATCATTTTACAGAAGTGCATTACCTGAAAATAGTCTTCTTCATCTAAAGAATTTTCTGGTTGTGTTATAATTGCAACATCAATCTCACCGTTCCAAACACCATCACTATCTTGTGTTGGTCTGATACGCACAATAAAATCTTCTGGTTGTACTTTGTCATATTCTCTTTTGCTCATCACTTTCTCCTCTTTACTTTTGTACCAGAGAACTTGATAAACTCTGGGTGTTTATTCTTGCCTTTTTCTTTTAACCACTCTTCTGGTATGATTCTATTGTAGCACATAAACCCGTGTTTGTCGCACCATTCTCCGTAAGTAGACTTAGCACCCTTTCGTAGCTTACGTCTGTGGTTTTCAAACACAAAACGTATATCTAATTTGGGATGTTGTTTTTTTATAGCAAGATGTTTACGTCTATCTGCTGCTGTAAACATTCCCTTTGTTTCTATTATGATACCATTAGGTAGTACAAAGTCTGGTGTATAGGTACGGTAGGCTAGGTCTTCCCATTCTATCTTAATACATTCATAACCAAAGTCAATCTTTAGTTCTTTTAAATAATCAGATAGCTTTACCTCTAAGCCTGACCTGTACCCATACTTACGTGCAGCCCTAAACTGTTTAAAGTTAGGTGACATTACCGCAGATTTCTCCACGTAAGGCCACTGTAACCCATAGCTTTCATCTCTTCACGTATCATAGCATCTGCTTCGTTACGTGCTTCAATTGCTGCTCTTAGACCAGCAGTGCGCTTCTCACGATACTCTTTACGTAGTTCTACGAGATGTGCCTCTGCTTCTTTAATCTGGTCTAACAATTCTTGTAATTCATCCTGCATCTTTATACTCCTCTGTTAGTTCAACATAGTCTACTAGTTTTGGCGTTATTGCTTTTGACAATACCGCTGGACGCTGTACCAAATTAGGCCAGCAATCTTTGCGATAAGAGCAGAACGAACAAGTCTTACACAAAACTTTATTGCCTGTAAATTTACCCCGGAATGTTTCATCCTCTGCTTCAAAGCAACGCTCAAACTTGTTTGCGTCTAGTGTTTTTACAGTCTGTTCTACTTTATCTATCTCTTTATCAATATCAATACCACTTGCTGGTACATATTTAAATTGACCATTGGCTTTGTTTACAACCCACCAACCGCCAGCTTTTTTATCAGATGCTTTTGCATAACCTGCTAGTTGTGCAACATATCCAAACGCATCGTTGCTTGCCAGAGTGTTGAAGGACTCAAACTTATTTCCGTATGACCAGTTTGAAGCTGATTTAATATCATCAACTGCATCCCGAATGACAATATCATATGTGCCAGACACGTTAGTATTACTGAGATTAAGAGTAACTTTTTTACTGTCTTCATATTTTACTCCCGCTTCTTTCAGTAATCCTTTGAAGACAGCCTCAACGATGTCTCCAATCATCATGTTCATTACAAATGTTGTAGGCTTTGGTAAAGCTACCTCTGGTTTATTCTTATCATACCAGAGTTGGCAGGTGGGTCTACCTATGTTTGACATTCTCAAAGTAAACCCACCACCATTTTGTTGTGTACCAAACTGCCGACTTAACGCATCTTTAATGTCGCTTGCTACTTGGTCAATGGTTGTATCAGACATTGTTGTTTTGCCTGATACTGCATCTTCCATGTATTGATGCAATGCAAGTTCAGCAGGATGGTTCATTACGCTACCTCGTCTTCCTCAATCTCAATGTCAACCAAATCATCTACAACATCAATGTCATCGTCATCCATGTCTGAATTAGCTTTTTCAGCCCATGCGTTTGCAATGTATGAGTTGTAGTTATCCACCCACGCCATAAAGTCAGCAAACATTGCTTGGTCTTTATCGCTGATGTTGATTGTCTTTGAGACATCTAGCGACACTACTGGAAGGTAAAAGGCATTACCATTAGGTAACTTTCTTTCCTGAGTGTTAGCCGTAATTAAGTGTTGCACGGGAAGACGTTGCATTTTTGCAAGTGAGTTGAAACTCTCACCTACAATCTTGAAAGCATCACGATTGTCAATCTCCCATATAAATGGAACAGCATCAAGGTCAGCAGACTCACCATTAACAGTGATAGCATCTGACAATTCTACTGTGCCAAGCACAACACGTACACGTTTAATCTGCTTGATTAATTCTTGCATCTTCTCTGGCAATGCCTTGAAGTCTTTGATGTAACCAGCAGGTTTGCCACAGTTAAAACCACCGTCATTATCTTTGAGGTCTATGTTCAAATCATCTGACATTAGTGTTTTAATGTAGCGATTAGGTGCGTCACCCATGCCACGTACAAAACGCTTGTACATGAAACGCTGCATGAATGGGCGTACCTTAATTGATGAAGCATAGTAAGTCTCACCATCAGGAATCTCTAGCTTATATGTACCACCAGAGACAACTTCCATGTTGACCATCTTACCCTTTACTTCTGTTTGTCCCATAACAGGGCTATGATTGATACGCAAACGAGCCAAGCTGCTAGACTTTTGCTTTGAGTTAGTTGCCTCAGATGCAATGCCCATTGCCTTTGCCATAGCTGCATAGTTATTTGTATCAATTGTTGTGAGTTGTGTCATATATTTTACTCCTTATCTTAGTTGAAAGTTTGATAGTTATATCAGCTTACATCCTTCGTGTCAAGCCAATTGTTGCCTATTTTTGACTCTAAAAGAAGAGGTACATTGAAGTTAACTCCCCACCTTAGTGCAATCAAATTAGGCAACTCCTTGTTTGTATTATTGATTACATCTATTACCTTTCTCTCTTCATTAGGATGTACATCAATAACAATACTGTCATGAACTGTATTGACTATACATGATTTCATGTTAGAAAGCAACCCCTCAATGTGAAGTAATGCAATAGGCACAATATCTGCAGTAGCAAAAGACTGAACAGGGTAGTTCTTTATCTGTGTAAAGTGTGATACCCTGCCACTTGCCTTGCGTATAACATCAGGAAAAGCAAACTCTCTGCCTGATGGTGTTCGTATAACACCTGTATTTAAAGCCTCTTTAGCCAATCTGGTATGCCAAAGCCCGATACCTTCGTACTTCTCTGTGAAGTGTGTGTAGTATTTTGCTTCGGCAGGTGTGCGTCCGTACCCCGTTGCCCCGTAAAGGGGCGCAAAGGTGTGCGCTTTCGCTTCTTGGCGACTCGTAGGTTGACCAGCATCAGATATAACTTTACTCGTATATGAGTGAACATCAAACCCAGTTGAAACTTCTTCAATTGCTACTCCATCTTGTGATAGGAAAGCAGCAGCACGAAACTCTAGCTGTGCAAAGTCAGCCTCAAGTATCTTACCACCCTTCCAGCGTGAAATAAATACTTTCTTTACAGGAAACGTACCACCACGTGGCATGTTCTGCATGTTAGGGTCAGCCCCAGAAAGTCGTCCTGTTTGTGTGCGGTGTTGCAATAAACGAACATGCAACTTACCATCACTTTTAGTGTATTTACGTATGCCTTCAATAAATGAGGACAGGTAGGTATCAACAGCACTCAAACGCCTGACCTTAGACAGAAACTCTGCTGCATCTGTCATGCCTTTTGCCTTGGCTATATTAGCCAGCGTTTCAAGGTTTTCTTTACTTGTGCTAAAACCATTTGCACTAGCCCACTTAGATGATGGCGGTTTAAACTTGAGGCCAGCAATCTCGTTTGTGGAATTGAACAAAAACCCTGCAGTATTACAAACAGTACAACGATTACGTCTTGCATATGGTGTACCATCCTTTTTTGTTTTAGTTATGTATCCAGACCCAGAGCAATCTGTACATTGAACCGCTTTGGTTTTATACAGACGCTCTGTGTCGTTGGACAGGAGAGTGCGGAAGTCTGTGTCATCCATGTAACGGTCAATCGTATTAGCCCAATACGTTTTGTCTTTGACCTTACGTGAATAGATAACCCATGACAACTGCTCTGGACTATTCAGATTGATAGGTGTGTCACCCATCAGATTACGAACATGCTTTTGCAAATCCTTTACTAACTGTTCTCGTTCTTCTTCATACTCTTGTTTTACACTATCTAGTGCATCCTTGTCAATAGTAAATCCTGTTTGATATATACGTGACAGTGAGACGCAGACCTGATTGGTCAGGGTAACTGTGTCATATAGTCTACTATCTGTAGTGTTCAGTCTATACATCAGCTTATCAGATAGTTCCTGTGTAGCATGAAGGTCAGCAGACAGGTACTTAGTCAACTCATTGTAAGGTATGTCACGTGTGCTATAACCTTTAGCAAAGTATTCTTTTAGTGTTCCTTCCTTCTGTGTTTCTAATTCATATCGTTCTGCACAAGCCTCAAGAGACAGAGGTTTCTTCTGACCTCGTTGCAATACATACTCAGCAAGCATCGTGTCGAATACAGGGCCATCATATGTAAAGCCTGACTCCCACAACCACAGCAGGTCATGTGCTGCATTGTGCATGATGAGTACAGTTGCTTCATCTAAGAACCACTGCACACGCTCATAATAATCCTTTTGATTAGGAACATCTACATGGTCAAATGGAAAGTGTCTTTCTAAACCTTGGTCAGTCAATACACCAATCATAGTCAGTGAGTTGTCTGGCTCAAACGGGTCCATGTGTATCTTATTATCACGATGAGTGACTGTATTTTCTACGTCTAATACTAATTTCATTATGCTTCATACCTCGCTGTTTTATATTTCAGTTCGCAGTGTACCACACCATGCCACCCTGTCAACTTATTTTTTACCACATTGAGATGACGCTGTGGGTCTTCTTCTTGTTCTGTTCCATTCTCATTTGTCTTGATAGGATTCTTAGCAATTAAAACCATGAGGTCAGCCTCTGCTGCTTTACCTGTGCGAGAACCTTCCATCATTGATTGATTGAGTAGAATCTTACCCTCTGCATCTGCTGATAGCTGCGACATGTAAAACACGGCACACTCATACTCCTTTGCAATCTGACGGGCATGAACAGCATTAGCTTTCAGTGCTTCATCCTGTCTTGCATATCCACCCTTGGCAAACTTATCGCCCATGTCTAGCAGAACAATGTCTGGCTTGTATGTCTTACAGATGGACTCTACCCATGCCATATCACGACCCGTAGCATCCTTAATCTTTATGCGTTCCTTAACAGGCGAATAGAGGTCACGTGCTTTGCTTGGGTCACGTTTAATCTCTTGCATTGTCATACCTGTAGCTGCTGTCAAATACCTTGCACCCACACGGTGATATCCCTCTTCGTTACATAATATAATACAATTAGCACCTTGATGTGCAAACCCACCGGGGCTGGCAATTAAACTGGCATGAAAAGATGTCTTACCTGTGTTTGGTCTAGCACCAATCTCAATCAAGTGTCCAGCATTTACTCCCTCTACTTTACGTGTTAAGGGTGGTATGTTGAATGTCCAACGTGCCTCAAGGTCTGCCTTGGATAGTAGTGTGTCAAGGTCAATGTCATCCCACTCAACCTTTAGGTCAGGTGTGAAGTCATCACTATACTGCTCAAGAAGATTACGTAGAGGTTCGAGTGTGGCCTTGTCACCATTAACATAATCAAAGCCAAGGTTAGCAATGTCCTCTCCAACTACTTGTTGAAACAACTTAGACAATACCTCACCTGCAATGTCACTACCTAACGGTGTCTCTTTTTTGATTTTATGAAACAGAGCAGAGTATGCTTGCTTCTGCGCTGTAGTTAGTGTCGGGTTGTTAGACATAAATAATGCTTCAACCTCATCTGGTGTTACGGTACGCTCGTAACGCTGCATGGCAGTATCAACTGTCTGCTTTATCTTACGTACATCCTTGCTAAACAGTCTGTCAGGACAACGTGCGCCACGATGGTCATCGTAGAACCCTTTATCCATTAAACTTCTAACCAGTGATAATTCCATTTAGTTCATCTCCTATCTCAATTAATTTGTCCATGTCTATCTTGTTACGATACTTTAGGTCATCTGTCAAGCGCAACACTCTAACATTAGATACGTGACCTCTCAACTCTTTTGCAAAGGCCAGTGTCTTTGGTAAAGCATCTGGGTCTAGTGCAATGATTGCTGTTGAGAACTGTGAAAGATACCTCTTGTGTCCTTCGGATAACGATGTTCCCAACACAGCAACACCAACAAACACATCATTACCCACAACTGCGGCACTCACACAGTCCTCAACAACTACAGCTACCTTACCACAACCAAAAGAATAAGGCAAGCTGCTTTTACCATACCGCTTCCATTTAGGAAGTCTCTTCTGTATGGCACGTCCCGCAGCGTCAACAACCACACCGTCATGCAGGACAGGAAATACAACACGGTCTTCTTTAACATCATACATCAACCCGTGTGTATCAAACTCCAAACCCCACGTAGCACAGAATCTTTGTATCGCATAGTTAGTATGATTATGCACTACGTATGGGGGCATTTCAAACTTCTCATCTACAAATCTTTCAACATCATTCATGCTGGCACGTATGTCATCTGTTGTCAATTGTACACGTGTACCACCCTTAACACCACAAGATGCTTTGTAACAATTCCATACAAGAGAACCCATGTTATTGGTCACTGTAAATGTTTTGTACCCGTTACAACTAGGACAATTCATTCTCTTTGTATGTCCATTAGGTATGTCTATATCACTTATAGTGTTATATATATTATTCATGTATTAATCACTTTCCTTTGCGGCACTTGCTGTACTTGTACCATGATTTTTACGTTGTGTCAATGCATAATCAGCACTGGTCAATGTATTTTTTAGATAAGGTGTGACTGATTGTGCATTTGCATGTCCTGTTACCGACATTATTTGTCCAATACCGACACCTGCTTCAACCATTTCAGTTGTACCAGTTCTCCTTAAATCAGATAGTCTAAGTTCCTTTGGCAACCCGGCCTCATCCATAATTTCACGTGCATATAAGGGCAACTTTGTCAATGAATATGGTTGGTATACACCATGTATTGGCTTTGGCCTTGGTGCTACATACTCTTGAAAGCTGAAGTCCTCGTGTTGTTGTACAAGCATAGTGTGTAACTCGTCACTGATAGGTAAAAATACCTCTGCCCTACGCTTTGACTGTTCGATATGGGCAGTCTGTTCAACCAAATTAATACTATCCCATGTGAGCATACGCATATCACCTAAACGTTGACACCATTCGTATGCCATCTGTGCAATCAAACCGATGTTACGCCACCTAAAATCGCTGTAGGCTACGTCTAAGAACTTTTGTACGTCATCCCTACCCCAAACAACCTTACGCTTCTCAGCAGCCCGTTTACGGACGATAGCAAAGGGATTGGTCAGACACAGTTCTTCACGCACACCATGATTAAACACGATGCGTGTCACAGATATGGTATGATTAGCAAGGTGTACACCACGTTCGCACCACTCGTTGTATGCAGTTTTTGCCATACGTGTTGTAATTTTGTCACACTCAAAGTGGCAGAGGGGTTTACCCTCCGCCTCAGTTGAGAGCAGCACGTTTAGAAAATACTTATACTGTGCTTTAGTTTCATCACGTAACTGTTTGAAATCAAAGGAAGAAGTATAATCATGTACTAGCTTTTGAAGTTTCATATTGCCTCCTTAGTCTCTATGTCCATAAGGTTCTGCGTTACTACCTCTTTCAACTACACATCCTGAAGGGTTTATATCACAATTTGGATAGCTGTAGCAAGCAACATGAGCATCTTCTTCATATACTTGCTCAGTTAGTATCTTAACTCTCTGCAAGTTAGGATAACTAGGAATACAAGAACCTGCAACCATAGATAGAAACTTTTCTTTTGCCTCATCTGCTGTATCCGCAACAATATCTGCCGTTAAAGTACCGCTGACTCTCCACGGCTTGAACTCTATCTTGAATAGTGTAAATTCTTCACTCATGCTGCCACCAGATTTTGAAACAGTGAACTGTCAACCCATTGTGCAACTTTATTCTCTCTGTTGAACATGGTGACTGCCTCTGTATCATTACCTGTATTGCGCATCGAAAAACCGTTACGTTCATCTGCATATGTAGCATAGTTTGTAAAGGCTGAGTACAGTGCAAACTTGTTACGCCCACGTGTACTAACCTCTTGATTATACAAGATAAACATTTTCTCTGCTGCACGGTCAGACTTCATTAGCTTTTCCAAGAAAGCCCGGACATCTACTGTCGCTAGGCTTGTCTCTGCCCAGCGTTGTAGCTGTTCAGTCTGCCTGTAGAAATCCTGACGTGAGTTACGTAGGTCACTTATGAATCTATCCATCGTAAAGTTGGATGTATTTTTTCTACGCACCTTGTCATGTTCACCTCGTATCATGCCGTTGGTACAGAAGAAATCAATAGCACCAAAGAACACTTGATTAGAGCAGCTACCATCAATGCCATGCAATGCAATGATACGTTGAGATATCACAGTCTCGTGTCTATCTGTAGTAATCTTAGCTATGGTGTTAGGTAATTGAATGTCCATCAATGCCCACGCATCCTGCCTTGCACGTTTCCATGACACTTTAGCATCTTGCAGTTCCCAACTAGATAGTGTCTCAGTCATAGTGTCTTGTACACCATGAAAGAAATCTTTGTGTGAGGCACAGTTGAATGTGTCACCTACAACACCAATGTATTCTCCTGTGTCACCATTAATGACATACTTTTTATCACGTACCTTGGTTGGTTCAAAGTGTACATCGAACTGTAGGTTCTCTGGCACTTGGTCAATAAGGTTTGAAACATAATCTAATGGCATAATAATCTCCTTTCGTTGCCGTTAACTGATATCTTGATATATAGATACTATAAGACATACTGCCGTGTATGTCAAGCATAATTCTAGTAACACTTATTCTCCTTTCATCCATTGTGGCATATTACGTCCTTTGTTATAACGTGCAAACTTTGTTTTGTCAACCCGATAGAAAGCACGGTATGCTTGCACAGGCCAGTTCTCATCTGTCTTGAGATGGTCAAGCCCACTGAAACATTGAGGGTGTGGGGTCACAAAGTTTGTCCAATCTGGTAGAAAACATCTACCTGCTTTCAACGCTCTGTAATGTTTACCTGCCCCATGCTGTTTGCCATATCTATGTGTGTACTCTCGCAGCATTGCGTCATACAAACTAAAAGCATACTCATAGTTCATGCGGCACTCCATTGCCCACAGTGTACATGGATGCTTCTGATGCACTGGTTTATATAAGTTGTATTGTTCAGCGTAGTCAGGTGCATGTGTCCATAGCGTTGTGCATAGCATCTGTGCCTCTTCTAGTGGCATCTTCACAATGTGTTGGTCACATAGTGACTTGGCTATTGCGTCTACGTCATCCTCAATTAAAAATCTATTCATCTGTACACTCCTTTTTACCCGCACAATCTGTAGGATAACATTGAATAAGTATCTTATAATACTTGTTCTGATTCTCGTGATTCCACATCTCTTCATGCGATATGAACTCACACTGTTCTTGTGATAGGGTCTCTCTCAGAATGGATTGATTGCCAATAAACTCCCACTCTACACCTGTATGCCCCCACATACTTATGACTAGGGCAAACTCTTTCATCCGACTATCCTTTCTATGATACCTACTACGGCTGC